GCAACATTTGCAGCCTCAAGATGTCGTTTTGACTGAGTGCTTGGAAGGTCGAACCCTTCCGAGAAACCTCGAACTCGTTAAGTGCCTCACCAAAATCACTGATGAGTCCCATTGCCTGCTGCACACCGCTCCCCGTCTCATTGACCTGCTGAATAACAGAGTTGATTTGTTGCAGGAGCATTCCCGCAGCAGCAACAGATTCGATGATCATAGTTAGCTCATGAATTGGGGCAGAGCGACAGCTACAATGACAGTGACGTAGACACCCCAAATCATCATTTCAAGGCGGTCGAATCGCTTCTCGCCTGATTGGAGACGCTGCTCAATGGCTTCATACCGAAGGGCGCACTCTTTCTCGTGAGCCTCAATCTTTGCTATCGCCTTCTCAGTCGGTGTCATTAACGCTTACCTTTATATAAATCTTGCCTAGTCTGACTAAGCATCTCCGCAACTGCCTGCCACCAAACGACACCAACAACCCCGGATACTACAACAGTGACAAAACCTTGGTTTTGAGCTTCTTCAATGGCTCTTCTAACGGCCTCACTAATATCGCCAAAATCACGATCAGAGCTACCTGACATAAGAATACCAAAACCTCCAGCCTAGAATCACAAGACTCTTCTCGCCAGAACTCTGACTCCTCATTGGTCATACAACTAAGTCGATGGACTTAGACGGGGCCAACTGCTCTACAGTTATCCTTCCATCTTTCATGGTATAAACAGTAGGCATGATGGTCTCTATCGCTTCTCTAACTAACTCACCGTCACCGCCGGTTCGTAGGATCTCCTGCTTCTGGACAGCAACCTGCTTCCAGCTAACTTGAGACGCTGCACCGACAGAGCCAATGTCCATCAGTCCTTAGCCTTGCCGATGTTGAGAGCCAAGATATCTACCAGCTTGTAAAGCTTGCCTATCAACTCATCATCTTTGGGCGTGTCTGTAGCTGCCGCGATCAGCGAAGCAACAGTTACGATGCCAGTAACAATAACGATCACATTTCCTATAAAATCCAACATACAACCTCCTACGAAACAGGGCGCAGATCAGGAATGCTTTCGGTGTTCATAGAACTCCAGTCTTTCACTCCATGAGCGATCTGATCAGCAAGCGAGGCACATACGCGCTCATACGCCTTTTGCTGCAACGATGCGTTACAATGCTCAACCAATAAATTCTGCAATTCCTCTGGCAGATCCTCGACCATGTACTCAGTCCCATCAACATCAATCTTTTCAGGTATGTACATCATCTCTCCTTAGTCACTATCTATAGTTATGTTTGCGTTACTGTTCATTGTTAGATTTCTGAAGTTACGAGACTCCTGCCCGCTAGGGCTATCGGCACCATCGAAGGGATCTGTTTCTGATATTCCCCAGTCACCCGATTCTGCTTGGATTTTGGTAGCAGTATCATCGGTGAAGTTTCTAAGACGAGTCCCTTTCTCGTTTATGTGACTTCTTATTGTAGTTATGCCTTGTTCCTTCAACCATGTGTGGAAAGAAAGCACGTTTGCCTTGTCGTAGACATAACTTCTGCTGCCGTCAGCATCATCTGCACCGAGCCAGTAACGCATTTCTAGCTGACTATTTGCGGCTGTACCAAAAACCATAGTTAAAACCAGCCCGTTATCTTCTGTCTTGAAGCAGAAAGCATTTGGTTCATCAATCTGGCGCTGGCACATTTTGCGGATGTGTGCTTTTTGCGTGTCGTATGTTGTCAATCCGAGTTCAGCGAAAGGGTATGTGCCCATAGCCGAGTCGGTCATAATAGCTAGCGAGCCATCGAACACGCGATCAAACTCAGCATCTACAATAGAAAATATGCGTGTACGCACCAGTGCCATTAGTTACTCTCCGCTAACGATTTTATGAACTTAGACTGTGTAGCGCATCGTCCTATGTAAGCCTCGGCTTGCGCTTTCTTTTCTTCGCTTAGGTTGTTTATAAACGGAGCAACGCGATCCATTGCGTAGGCATATCTGGCAGCACCATAAAGGCCGTGCGTTAAAACACCGACATAATTCAAGACACTCGCTTGATGACCAAGAACGCCATATCTGGCTAGCTCCGAAGCAGGTATTACCCGCTCTGCAACACGATCTACACGATGGTTCATGTAACGTGGCATCTTTAATATCTTCTTGTCCCGCAACGCTCCTGCATCTTGCTCTGGAACTGCGTCCCACATGGCTGGGTTCACGATGATTACATCCAGATCCCAAGTGCCATGTGTAATGTTTGCACCAGCTATGTTGTAGATCTGATCATGGTTGGGGTTATCAACATAGACTCCGCGCTTCGACAGAGATATGTGAAACCCTGAAAGCCTGTCATCAGGCGGCAAATCCTCATCTTTTATATCCAAGACCACACCGCCTCGGACGCACATCGTGATCCCATCAGCGTTGTCTAGCGCCGTAGCGATTACGCCAGACGGCCCCCTTTTTACCAAGACCGGCTCCCAATCGGGCATATTTGCCTTGACTGAATCTACTGTGATCGCGCTCCAAGCGTTTTCACGTATTAGAATTTTTGGGTTCAACGTGCGGAACCTCCGAAAATTGGTTAAAAAACGCGGCTATGCGATCAATCTTGTCAGGGCTTGTATCTCCGACTATCCCGCTGAAGGGGCTACTGAATAGCCTTATTAGATTGTCTTTATACTTCCCGCCACGCAGCACAGCTTTATATATGCTGCTATATGTGAAGTGCTGATTAAAGTCTGTCGTAAACAAATGGAAGCCTTTATCGGCGGCAATCGCAGCTAATCCCATCTCGCTATTCGCGCAGCAACCAACAATCTTAGCTTCTCGTAATAACTGATGCCCAGACTCTTTCTTTCCCAGCACGTTCTGATCCCCAAACGAGTTCTTTAGATTGTGAATCAAAGATACGCTGCTGATTGGGTGAGGTTTCAGAACAGCCCCTTGGTCTACAGCCCTCTTAACTTTGCCGCCGTCCATAGCCTTTTTTATGATGTTCGTGCCCGGAAGGAATATGACAAAGTCATAGCTAGAAGTTCGGGGGCGTAGACGGTACTTGTCTAAAACCCCTTCTGACAGGCATGACACCAGCCTCTCGCCTTCTTCGGTAGGCTCGTGCTCCAAGCTGTCTACCATCGCTTTATCAGCGAAGAACTTATTCGCAGGCTTTAGATATAAGTAATCACTGAGCATATCTGTGTAGACATACCCATGTATCTTTTCTCTACCGCCAACGTCATACCATAGATCATATTCAAGGTTTGTCTTGTACAAACCCTTGTCCGGCAGAACGCCTCGCATTTTGAGTGCTGTATTTTTGGGATTCCTGAGAATATTACCACTCTTGAAAAAGTGCGATGCGTTATTTCCTAGCTCATCCTTTCTCGCAAGGATTTTAAGAGCCATCTTCGGGAACCCACTTTCTAGATTCTAAGGCGCTTATTTTTTCTTCAATGCCTTGGAACCTATCTTCAGAATCCCCGAAGTGTTCAAGAACGATATCAAGCATTGTCTCTATGCGCTTGTTTATGGCCTCTAGCTCTTTCTCTACGCTTCCGTCCACTGCGAACCATCCCAATATCTGGCGTTATGTGCGCTGCCAGAAGCAACCTCTGTCTGGTTGCCAGTAGCAGTCAGTCGCTCAAATATAACAGTATTTGTATTGAAAGTCGTCGTTGTATTGAACGTCGTTGTAGTATTAAACGCTGTGTTGAACGTCGTTGTAGTTGACTTGCTTGTCGCTGTATCAAACCCCGTCAAAGTGTTAAACGTCGTTGTGGTTGATGCCGATGTTCCCAGACTTGTTGCAAACGTTGTAACCGTACTCTTGCTTGTTCCTGTCGCTCGCGTCGTATTAAAAGAAGACAGGGTCGTTCTAGACGTTCCTTTGCTCGTAGACCTTGAGGTCGTAGTGTTAAAGCTCGTGGTGGTGTTCTTGCTAGTACCAAACGTCGTACTGAACGTAGTGTTAAATGACGTTGAGGTACTTTTGCTTGTACCTCTGCTGGTAGCAAAAGACGTATTAAACGCCGTATTGAAGGACGTTAATGTAGACTTGCTTGTTGCGAAGGTAGTTGATCGGGTCGTATTTCGATTCGTTTGTATAGTGAACGTCGTTTTGCCATCAGTTTGAATAGTATTAAACGTCGTTACAGCCGTTGTGTTTCTGCTCGTGTTGAACGTTGTCGTCGTATTACGGCTGGTGGCTCTTGACGTACCACGAGAGGTGTTGAACGTCGTGTTGAAGGACGTAGTCGTATTCCTGCTAGTGGCCCTAGACGTATTCCTCGACGTATTAAACGATGTCGATGTAGTCCTGCTAGTCCCAGTGGCAAACGCTGTGTTGAACGTCGTGTTGTAGCTGGTAGTAGTGTTCTTGCTAGTCCCAAACGTAGTTGTGGTATTAAAGCTAGTAGTTGTGTTCTGAGTCGTGTTGAAACTCGTATTGAACGATGTAGTCGTGGCCCTAGACGTAGCCGTGGCAGACGTAGTCGTAGTGTTAAAGGTGGTTGTCGTTGACCTGCTGGTAGACTGGCTAGTCTGGGTCGCACGAGTTGTCGCCGTTGCGCGTGTCGTAGCCGTCGATCTAGTCGTGTTGTAGATAGCGTTCCAGACTGTCGCCAACGTACCGCCGTTATTAACGACGATGAAGTTCACCTGATGGAGCGTGTTGGCGGTAGCACGGACAGCAATCTGCGAGTCAGTGTCTAGCTCCTTCAGCGTTCCATTGTCGTTAATAAATATAGCCACTGTTTGTTCCTAGCTAATAACGTAGAACACATGACCATCTGGGAATCCAGATGCGTCAGTCGGATTGGTGCTTACGATGGATTGAGTTCCTACCGTCCGACCATTAGATACGATGTCCGTAAACGTGCCAGCAGCGGCTGAGTTCGCACCGATTGTCGTGCCGTCAATTGCACCACCATTGATGTCCACTGACGCTATCGTGGCACTGGTTACATCAGCAAGTTCCAAATCTATCAGAGCGTCCACAACCGCTGCGCCACTTCCTGCGCCATCTAGGTAGACAATCTTTGCCGATCCATTCGCTATCGTAACATTCGCACCGCTACCTTGGCTGATGTTAATGCTCTGACTTCCTGTGGTGGCATTCTCTATGATCATCACTCGGCTGATCGTGTTTGGCCCAATGGTCAAAGTCCTTGTAGCTGACAGCGTTGCCGATGACGTAACTTTGAAATACATCGCTCTGGCAGGATCGGTCGCTCCATCAGCAACGGTTGTCGTTGCATCTGCATCAGAGCTAAAACAGTCCTGAGTACCGAAACCTAAAGCCTCGCCAATCAGCTCTAAATTTGTATTAGTACTGGTGCCCCATGTTCCGCTCTCGTCACCTGTGGTGATTTCTTTTAATCGAAGGTCGTTAACGTAAGTCGCCATCTATGCTACCTCTGTCCAATTTGCTGTCTGTGCAGCAGATACCGCACTCCAAGAAGCCGTCTGACTTGTATCGACAAGCCCCCATATATTTATTGCGGTAACCGCGCCAGTCGCACTAACGCCTGTCGAAGAAGCCGACGCCTTACCTCTTACGGTCACAGAGCCAACAGAGCCTGTTCCAGAAACGCCTGTAGCCGCCGTTGTAGCCGTCCCAATAACTGTAGGCGCAGATGTGGCTCCTGTAGCAGACACCCCTGTAACGATTGTTGAAGCGCCTGCTGAGACGGTTGGGGCCGAAACTTGACCTGCGCCTTCAACCCCTGTGAGGTTAGCATCTGGATCGGCGTCAACAGTTCCAACGCCTCCAGTAGCCTCAATGCCGGTAACCGGGACATTGATGCTAAGCAAGATCGTGGGCGTACCTAACGATGTAGTTCCCTCAACCCCTGTTACCGGGATTGTATTGTTGCTTATCGTGGACGCTGTGCCTGCTGATCCTGTGGCTTCAACGCCAGTAACAGAGGCTGTTGCGCCGCCTGTCGCTGTCGCCGTGTTCGACTGACCAGTACCAGATACACCCGTAACTCCCTCAACAATGCCTAGAGAGAACGATAACGTGCCTAGCTGCCCTGTCCCCTCAACACCTGTAACAGGGAGGGTATTGTTTGATATTGTGGATACAGAGCCGGTAGACCCGGTGGCGGATACTCCCGTGACAGGGACAGTAGCTCCACCCGCAATAAAAACAGTCCCTACCGCGCCCGTACCTTCAACACCCGTTACAGCTAGGGTGTTATTCGTAACCGTTGAAGCAGCAGTGACCGCGCCAGTGGCAGAGACGCCACTAACCGTTACGGGGAGAGAAGTGCCCCAAGCACCGTCTCCCCAGCTACCTCTACCCCAGCCGGTTATATCTGTCATGCACTAGGCAATTCGGATAATCGCGTTAGAAGCATCCGCAGTAGGGAACTGAATGGTGAAGTCGCCTGCCGTAGAGGTTTTGTCGCCGCCAAAGTCCAACGCACAAACAGCGGGATCACCCGTTGCAGACTCATTGAAGATCAACGCGCCACGAGCAGTGATCGTTGCGTTAGAAAACGTAAGATCTGCAAAGTCGGTCAACGCCGTCGTGCCCGATGAAGACGGATCTACACGAGTCAAGGCTGCACCTTTTGCGGTGTAGTTTGTGCCGGACACTTCGTTAGTCGCGGTATAGGCTGTGGTGCTTGCGCCTAGCGTTGCACTGCTTGTGTACAGCGCCAAGTTAAACGTGCTTCCGCCAGAGTTCTTAAAATTGTGTACCGCTTCCAAAAGCTCTTTCTTGAAAGACGTACACATTGCAGTCGTGATAGCCATTATAGACTCCTTATTATGTTCGCCATATCAGCATGGCCTTGGTTTTCAAATTCAGCGGCAAGAGTAACCCTGTCACTACGAATCGCCTCTTTGATGTAAAACAAGACCGTCGCTCTAACAGCCCTCTTAAACTCATTTGCTTGTTCTGCAATTGCAGGATGGCAGTTCCCGCCAACGCTAACAATTCTGTCTGCTGCTGAGTCAGCCCAAAAGTCTGGATCGTGACCCTTATTATCTGTCGTTGAAACTAGGACGTTACCTACGCCCATCTCTGAAGGTGTGATCAGCACTCAGCTACATCCTCTCTGAACGAACCATACCGGCTCTGTAGTTATCCGTTGTGCTGTAGCCCTCGCCTAAAGACTTCAGATCAGCTAACGCAGTCTCATACCTTGTGGCGTAAAGCTGCATCATGTCCTGCTCTGTCTTCATAAACGTACCGGCTTCAATCAAACTGCCGTACAGCAACGCCTCTTCTGCATTAGACCCTAGCCAGCTAGTGCCGTCTCCAGACTCCGTGATTGATTGCGGAGCATAGAAATAGTGAAGCTCTACCGCCATGTTTGCGTTTGGCGTGGGGCCAAGTATGAAGGTCGTATCATCAAACAAAGCGTAATACTTTGGCGTTCCTGTAGTGCTTGCCACCGGATACGCCTGACGGATGAAGTTTACGTCTTTGATTATCAGATAGTCGTAACCAGACGTAGGCGTAATGGCTAGAGAATACGGAGACAAGAAGTCCGAAGGGGTCTCCAGATATTGGTTACCAGAGGTGGTCACACCGCCAGCGGCCTTCCTAAAGTTAGGTAACTGGACGGACTTTAGTATGCGCTCTTCGGCTTGCCGTATGATCAACGGCAGGTTCGACGCCAGAGTCGCCTCAGTGGTCTCTAGATAATCCTGAATCGCCGTCTTGAGTGTAGTGAATGTAAGTGCCATTAGCTTGTTGTCACCGTAACTCGGCCTACACTACTCGTCATTCCTAGCCCCACCTGACCTACTGGATCAAACGACGAGAGGATTCTGCTCTCATCCAAAGACCTGTCGGGTCGTGGATTTATGAGAGGCTTGGGATCGTCAAGCAACAGCTTGCCAACCTGTAGTTGAGGTTGATCTGGATCGACAACGTCCTTGCCAATCAGGAACCCTGTAGGTCTTTGATTAAAAATTTCAGGCACAAGATCTCTAAGCGGATACCTGAACCCAGTTCGATCACAATAACCGTAAGCGTACTTTCCTCTTGCCTTACTCAAAAGGTATACCCTCCCGGCGAAACAAACAGAGAAGCCTTGTTGCGATCAGATTCAGAGGCAAGCTTCCATTGCTCCTCGTAATCCATCTTCAACGCTTGCGCTCTAGCACCAGCTTGGGGGTACTTCATGCTTAACTGATACGCCAAACCGCTCACCAAACATGGCAAGAATCTAGCTGGAACGTCTATATTGTTCGACGCAGGGCTTCCCGCATCCTCAATACGCTCCATGTAGTAATACCCAAACGAGTAGGTTTCTTGCGCGTCAGGCGTAGGCCACAGATTGATCGTGATGTTGTCTGCGTTCCGATCAACAAAATACTGAAGCGGCTTGCTTTGCGACAGCTTGTTGGGGAGGTTCGAGTACTGACTCACTGAGATGCGAGTCATAGACTGATCAAACTGCGAGTTGGTATCGCCTGCATCTGTACGGATAAAGGCTTCGATGATGTCTAAGACCTTGCCGTCCAACGTGTAGGTGTTAGTCCCAGCAGTGAGTGCTTGCGTCCCAAACTCAACAGTCCAGAGGTTCAACCCCCGGTTCTGCCATTCAAGCATCATTAAGTTCAGGCTGCGCCGTGCCGTCTTGTAGTCATAGCCACTGCGAAGCTCTAGCCCTGCGCGTTCAAAGGCTTCTTCCATAGAATCGGCTAGGTCAAGATTGAATGTAAATGTGCCGCTAGTAGCCACCTACTACCTCCGATTCTTCTTAACCTTGCGCTTCTTAGCCTTAGGTTTGTTGATTTGTTGCTTCTGTTGCGCTCGGCTTATTGGCATTAGCTTTTGCCAAACTTCTGCTTCTGCGACTTAGGGGGGTTTTTCTTGCTGCCTCCCTTGCCAGACCAAAACATCTTGTTCGCCCAGTATGCGGCTGATGTCTTGCCCTTCTTGATATTCTTAGCGTGACGGGCCTTGAAGCTCTTACGAGCCTCCGCTGAATAGTTGTGACCCATCTTCTGATCACCGAAACGGATGATCTTCATCTTGCCTGCATCACGCACAGCAACCACCCCTTTCTTCGTAGGATGGCTTGGTGTTCTTTTAGGCTTGTTCAGCCCCTGAAGACCGACCTTCTTTAGCCTGTTCTTCTCTGCATCCGTCAAGCTCATTTACGATGCCTCGCTGTTTTCTTGGCAATCTTCTTTGGCTGACTGGAGTGCTGCTTTCCTTTCTTTGTGTCGGCTCGTTTCTTTCTGGATGTAGCAGCGTACTCCGCATCTGATAGAGCCGCTCTAGCCTTCTTCGGGAGATACCTTTCACCTGTTGCTTTCTTTCCTTGTGTCGATGGCTTGCCGGACTTGGTTCCCCACTCCTGCTTAGTCCACTTCTTCAAGGACTTCTGTGACTTCTTGAGAGCCATTAGTCCCTATATCCCCCGCCAGCTTCTTTGTAGCGTTTAGCCAGCATCTGCGCTTTACGCGCAGACCACTGTCCCGGCTTGCCGCCTTTGCCGCTTGCCTTGATGGAGTTAAACAGTCTCTTGCGTAAGGCTGGCTTCGTATAGTTGCCAGCCTCATTTACGCGAGACTTCTTCTTGCCAGCCACTAGAAGTGCTTCCTCACCTGCATGACGATAACGTACACATTACCCGAACTTGCGCTAACAGTAGAGAACTGAATGTCTCCTGTTACACCAGCGCCAGCGTTGTTGGGAATGCCCGTAAAGTCAGTGAAGTCAAACGTTCTAGCGTCATCGGCCTTCAATTGCCACGCCAAGACATCGCTCGTCGCGTCAAAGAAGATCTTCACACCCATTCCAACGGTGGTGTACTGGATCTTTTCAATCGATACCTTGGTGCAAGCTGCGCCCGTTACCGGATCAGCAGCCAATGCAGAAACATCGATCTTCGTTACTGCCGTCTCACCAGTGCCATCACTGGTATTGGTGAATCGGAATATCGCAGTACTACCATTGTCTTGAATGGTTTGCGTTGCTACTGCATCAGCCATGACTACCTCCTATTAGGAATCGGCAAACGCAGGAGCATCGGCACCTTGCTGGTAACCCCAGACATACCAACTGTCGCCATTTTTGGCTACAAAGTTGATCTCAAAAATACCGAAGTCGGTCAGCGTGAGCTTGCGATTTGAGTTTCCATCCGAGTAGACGGACACACTGTCTGCATCAGAGTCGATGTGGACGATGCCGCCTTGGATGAAGTTAGTCGTAGAACCAGTATCGAAGATAAGGTTTTCAGTCTCTTCAGCCGCGCCGCCGTAGATGAACTTGAAATTGATACCAGCAACTGGTGCTGGCAGGGTCAAGGTTCGATCTGCTGTTACCGCAGGGACAACAATAATGCGGCTGCCATGCTCTGCTGCCGTAATAGTGGTATCTGCATCGGTGAGTAGAACCGGCGTAACGATAAGTCCAGAGCCATCAAGCTGGAACGAGGTGCTTACCTCGCCAGAAGTTCCGTCCTTTGATACAACCTTGAATCCGTTTTCGGAGCGTACCGCCCCAGTGAAAGTCGTGTTACCCATTGTGATCTCCTGTCTGGGTTAGTCCTTATGTTCCACATGGAACAATCGGTCAGGAAAAAAGGCGGCCCCCGAAGGGGCCACCGAACTCTTCCTAGCTATTAGCTAGATCCGGGCGATCCGTAGATTCCCAGAGGGTCGGATACGCCGAACGAGTACCGCTCACGCGCTTTATAGCGCACGTTACCAGTATCGAAGTCGCCATCCATTGACGTTTCAAGCGGAGTACGCTCG